GCACTGAATACAATAAAAAACTTGAAAAATGCAGGATACAGAGTGAATGAAAATGCTAAAACAAAATTTTTCGCACAACTTACTGAAAAGCTGCGGCCTGCCTCACCTGTAAACTTTGCCAATGCCAAGAGACAAATGTCCGAAGCTAAATATAAATATGAAAAGACGGCTATTTATTCACGGATCTACAAGAAACTTTCAGTTAATCAACGCAAGATACTTGCTCACTACCGTGACAAGGGCGAATGGCTCAAGAGTCCGAGTTCCGAAATAAATACCCCGAGTCCCAGGATGAAGAGCGCGAGCCCAAATAGCCCGAAAACTGCTCGGAGAAAAAATATTGAACAAAAATTTGCAAACTACTGGACCCAGCTCAACAAGAACAACCGGAATACGGTTCGCAATTTTATATCAAGGCATCAAAGCCCAAACGATTCATATTCCAAGTTTAGTAATATCAACGCGCTAAAAACAGCCAAGGCTCGTGCAGATTTTCTCAAGGCTAAAAGACCGACCCTTACAAAGGAAGAAATAGCTCGAATGAAAAACTACATAAAAACCAAGAATAACGCAAACAAGGCGAGACGGGCAGCGAAGAAGGCAAAAATTTGAGTCGTGAACGCGCCAGACTTTCCACAGAGCTGAAATGCCAAAAAATGGCAAGCTACACTATCCTTACAGAGGAATGCCCTCAGGTTCTTGTGCTTACGTACATCATGGACCGGCTCGGGGTGAAAGAGCCGGTGTACAAACCTCGTCCAGTTTTTGAAAAAAGCAAGTGGACCGGTCGATTCGCATTCACGAATGGACCGGTCGACCTCGAGCTATTCACGGGTGGCGGCTCGTGTGTAGACTATATCGTTTTCAAGGATGGAGTTCCGGTACTTTTGTTGGAGTCAACAAAAGGTGACGAAGATGGAAACCCTTATTACCAGCGCATTACCAAATACCTGGCGGCGCGTAGAGAGTATCCGGGTGTTCCCTTTGTTCTCTTCTATACCGAAAAGCCAAAACTCGACAGCAATTCATTCAAAATGTCTATGCGAATGTGCAGGACTATTGGTGTATCTGCGGTTATCGTTCCAGGAGGTCAAGATATCTTGAAGAACTTTGCCGCGTTTTTTTCATTTGAAGAATTCAAAAACGCAACAAACTCGATAACTGCAAAGAAAAACACGGTTGTGGTTCGAATTCACGAGTCTGCACCAAACCATTACACCATTAGCTCACGTCTTTCAAAAAAAGACAACAAAAATATATCGAGTGATCCTCAGGTTGGCCGGGTGACTGCCATGTGCGGAACAGTTTTTGAACTGAACCCCAAAGCTCGATTCACAGTAATCAATCACGATGTGGACACTATTGGCAAGTGCGAGTCCAAGTTTTGGTACGCCAACGGAGAATGGGACTGCCGCCTCGAAGGGTTCGAAGAGAGCTCATTCGGAAAGAAGAACGCAAACTCGTATTATACACGAGGTTCAAATACGGAAAAAGTGGCGACTATCCTTTTTCATTTGCTCAGCGAGTCTGAAAGATTTCAGTGCGTTTTTGCTAACCACGCAGGTTCAGAACTTGAGCATCTAAAACTTCCAAACGGAGAATCTATTAAACTCAAAGGAATTCGAAAATTGCCGGATATTGTAATGGTGGATCACGAGAGAAAATACATTACAATATTAGAAGGAAAAGTGGCAGCAAATTTGCAGAAGGGGGATGAGCAGCTCGAAACAACTGCTCCAGAGTTTTTCGCGTTCATGCAGAAGAATGGATACAGGGGGTACAAGTACTGCAAGGGGTTGATTGTGTACGGCAGCACAAACGTGCAAACCAAAAATAGGGTTTGGTTCCGTGTTTTAGAAGATGGATCTGTGTGTTAGAGAAATTAAACCCTTGATTAATAGTAAATGCAGATATTTGTAAAGACACTTACAGGAAAGACTATTACATGCGAAGTGGAAAGTTCTGATACTATAGCAAATGTGAAGTCTAAAATTCAAGACCGCGAAGGCATTCCTCCCGACCAACAGCGTCTTATTTTTGCAGGGAAACAGCTAGAAGATGACAGGACTCTTGCAGACTACAGTATATCCAAGGAGGCGACGATCCATTTGGTTCTTAGGTTAAGAGGAGGTTTGTAATTTCTCTATAGCAGATGCTTCAAGTGAATTGGGTTGTCAACGTTCTGGGATATGTTTTGCACTCAAAGGGCGTATAAAAACTTCAGCAGGATTTATCTGGAAATATTCTCTTAAATAATGTCAGATGGGACTTGATCCAAGAATATTTGGTCCAAGTTTTTGGGGCGCTCTTCACCTCGCATGCTTCGTAGCAGATCACCCAGACAAGGTCAGGCAGTTCATAGAGCTTTATCAGTACGTACTTCCATGTCCAGGATGTCGGGCTCACTTTGCTCAGGTCTTGGTAGAGTATCCAGTACCAGATACGACAAGTGCTACAGAACTGTTCGAGTGGTCAGTTCTCGTTCATAATATAGTCAATGCACGTCTTGGGAAACCTGATTTTACAGTTGAGGAGGCTATTGATGAATGGGTCAATAAAAAACTCATGGAAATTCAAAACGAGGAAAACCCCAAGTCGCCACCTTACATGGCAATTGTTATTGGACTTGTATTTATAATTCTATTAATTTTATTACTTAAATTTAAAAGAACATAATGGCTGGAGGTTTGTTTTCAGGACACCCTTTTGCATTCAACTGGAAATGTATAATTTTTACATTGATTCTTGCGGGAGGTTATTGGACACTTCCCCACAAGAATAAATGGGTCCTTGCATTCTTACTGTGGTTTCCGTACATAGCTCTGGCATGGTACGATTACTCTTATGACTGCCATGATAAGCTGAAACCAACGCTCGTGCCGTTCGGGCGTTACATTTGGCTTCCATTCAAACCTCCGGGATACAAGGAGGAATTCAACAAACTTGATCCAGAGCAAATTAAAGACATGGACACAATGGATCACCTTGTTGGGTGGACAATTGTTGCCGCGGGAGTGGCTTGGTACCTAACTAAAGCTCACAAGCGCTGATTAAGAAACGAATGAGTTACACTCGACTCACACATGTTGAACATGTCCTTAAACGCCCAGATACCTACGTTGGGTCCCTGGCACCCGAGTCCACCGAGCAATGGATTCGAGCCCCAGATGGTTTTACATATTCTCGTGTATCTATTTCACCTGCATTGGTGAAAATATTTGACGAGATCTTGGTAAACGCAATCGACCAGCATTCCTTGCATCCAAAAAAAGTTCGAAAAATTACGGTAGAACTTGGTGAAGACACGTCTGTGACCAACTACGGAGTAAGTATTCCAATCAAGAAACACGATACCGAACGCGGAACAGATGGCCAGTTTCTCTGGATTCCCGAGCTCATCTTCGGACATCTCTTGACGAGTTCAAATTATAATGACGAGGAGCAGCGCGTAACGGGTGGACGTAACGGATACGGAGCCAAGCTCGCAAATGTCTTTTCCAACCTGTTCAAGGTTCGAATTTGTGACGGAAAGCAAATCTATGAGCAAACGTGGCGCGATAACATGAGTATCTGCGAGCCTCCGTCAATTTCAGCATCAACTGAAGGTCCGAGCGTTCGCATCAGTTTCCGCCCAGACAATTCCAGATTTGGACCAACGACAGACTGGCTCAAGATTGTGGAAAAGAGGACATGGGACGCAGCCATGTGGTGTTCAAAGGCGACAGTTGAATTCAACGGAACCAAACTCACAGTCCCTTCTCTTGAGGAGTATGCTCGTATGCATCTAGGGGATGTCCCTCTTGCAAAGATGCACACAGGTGAGAGAACAGATGGGTCATCTTTTGACATTGTTGTGGGTCATTCCAAGAATGGATTTCAGCAATGTTCGTGGGTCAACGGTATCTGCACTACCAAGGGGGGGGCGCACGTGGAAAAGGTTGTGAAACACGTGCTTGACGGAATATTCAATTCTAAGAATATTCCAGTTCGAACATTTCAGGCCCGTGGAACACTTTTTGTGTTTGTTCGAGCAGTCATAGTCAATCCCACATTCAGTAGCCAGACCAAGGCTGAATGCACTTCACGAATTACTGAAGCCATAGAGATGAAGCCAAAGTTTATCAAGGACATTCTTGCAACGGGCGTTCTAGATGACTTGGTGGCTCTCGGTACCGCAAAGGATGCAAAAGAACTCAAGAAGACGGACGGTTCGAAGAAGGCGCACATCTCTGGAATTCCAAAACTTGATGACGCCAACTGGGCAGGCACACACAAATCTCACGACTGCACACTTATCGTTACGGAAGGGGACTCTGCAAAGGCGCTCGCCATTGCGGGTCTGAGTGTGGTTGGGAGAAACGCGTATGGTGTCTTTCCACTTCGCGGAAAGCCCAGGAACGTGCGTGACGCGACCCTTGCACAAGTTACTGAGAATGAAGAGTTTTCAAATATCAAAAAGATTCTGGGTCTGCAGCACGGAAAGGTGTACTCGTCAGTTCGGGAGCTTCGATACGGTCGACTCATGATCATGACTGACGCGGATCTCGACGGGTCTCACATCAAGGGTCTCGTTCTGAACATGTTTCACGTGTATTGGCCAAAACTGATCGAGCTTGGGTTTGTCGTGTCCATGGTAACCCCTGTGATCAAGGCTGGAAAGGAGTGGTACTTTACAGAGGAGGAGTATAGGCAGGCTGTGGCCAGCCAGTCTGCTCCGCAGACTGCCGTGAAGTACTACAAGGGTCTCGGAACTTCTACAAGCGCTGAAGCCAAGGAGTATTTCAAGCAGGTCGATCGACTCACGGTTGCGTTTGGAGCTGATCAAAGTATGGATAACTCTATGCTCTTGGCGTTTTCAAAGTCCCAGTCTGATGACCGCAAGACGTGGCTGACGGCGCACATGGCAAACCCTCCAAAGGGTATCCGGTACGGTCATGTGAAGGACCTTTCTGTCACTGATTTTATTCACAAAGATCTTGCAAATTTTAGTGCAGAGGACATCAAACGTTCGATTCCTCACGTTGTGGATGGACTCAAGCCGAGTCAGCGCAAGGTGATTTACGCGTGCCTCAAGAAGAATCTCACAAGTGACATGAAGGTTGCGCAACTTGCGGGATATGTCGCTGAGCAAACCGCCTATCACCACGGAGAGGCGTCTCTCCAAGGCACCATCGTAAACTTGGCCCAAAATTTTGTGGGTTCAAATAATCTGAACCTTCTGGTCCCGAGTGGACAGTTCGGCACCCGCCTTGCAGGTGGAAAGGATGCGGCCAGTTCTAGGTACATATTCACGCGCCTAAGTCCAGAGACGCGCAAGATTTTCGACCCTGCAGACAACCCGGTTCTCAAGTACATGTTTGACGACGGTCAAAAGGTTGAGCCAGAGTACTATGCTCCAATCTTGCCTATGATTCTTGTGAATGGTGCAGAGGGAATAGGCACAGGATTCAGCTGCTACGTCCCTCCATTTGATCCAGAAGTAATCAAGCACAATATTCGTTGCGCACTCAAGACTGTCGAAATGGCTCCCATGGTCCCGTATTTTAGAGGATTCAAGGGTAAGGTGACTCGTACAAAGGAGCACACATGGGTCCTCGAGGGACTCTATGAACGCGAGGGTGGACAGATTCGCATAACAGAACTTCCCCCGGGCAAGTGGATCCAGGATTTCAAAGAGCATCTCGATGATTTGGTCGAAAAGGGAACTATTCAAAAGTTTGAGAACCACTCGACCGAAACAACCCCAGACTTTCGCATCTGGGCCGACTTGGAGGATCCTGTGCGCGCTCTTGGGCTGACAAAGACTGTTCACACGAGCAACATGTACCTGATTGGTCCAAACGGCGCAGTCAAAAAGTATGCAAGTCCCGGAGAGATCTTGGTCGACTATGTGGAAGTCCGGCTCCAGGTGTACCGTCACAGAAAGGCTGCGCAGCTCAAGGAAATTGATTCAGAGATTCAATGGCTCTCAGAAAAGGCTCGATTTATTCGTGACGTGGCAGTTTCCAAGCGCATACAGGTATTCAACCGTTCGCTTGATGACATTCACAAGCAACTTCGCGAAGAGGTTTATTCTGAGGCAATTTGGCCCAAGCTCCTGGACATTAAGACGTATCAGTACACGAGTGAGGAGGTTGCGAAGCTTCAGAAGTTGTGTGAAACGCGCAAGGCGGAGCGAGAGGTTCTCAAAGGAACGAGTGTGGTTCAGATGTGGGAGAAAAATCTCGACGAATTGTAGATGGAAGTGATCCGGGTGGCACACTTCACACAAAAAAGTGTAATAGATTTTCTAGATTTGATAGGATTCAAAGATACAGCGAGTGTTATAACTCCACACCCACCAGCACCTGTAACTGCAACAGTCGTTCCTACACTCTCGAACGTGGCTGCTATTAAAACACAAATTAATGTTTCAGGATTCTTCAAAGTTACTGCTCCTCAGGAAGTTACATTCTACGCAACAACTACATGGACTCAGAAGGTTGATGCTGGCTGGAGAGTACTCAATGTCACTGGTCTCATAGGTCAAATTGTAACGACCGGTTCAAGTAACGTATCTGGAAATGTTGCGGTTTCATCCCTCATTTCAGAACCTTATAACTGGTCATTTACTGTTCAATCAGATACTAGTCAGGTAATAAACGAAGTCAGGTACGCAAATTCTGTCGTTCTTTATCCACCCGGAGCAGTACCAGTAGTGAACACTCCCAAAAAGTATCCAATAACAGGGTACTACGTAGTTCAAGAACACTTTCCCAAGTTTATTTTTACAGGACCAGTTCCTAAAAATTTCAGAGATGGATGGATCGTTTCGAACCTTTTGCCACTTACGGATACATATGTTGTAACAGACTTTGGTCTGAAATTATATGGGGGAACTGACAAATATGGAAACCCTTTGAAAGTGAATGCATTCAATGGACAATCTCAAATTCCTGCACCCAACAACGCCACTCCAGTCTACCTGACTGCTATAGCAACCACTCCTGCCCTAAGCGTACATCTCACAACTATAGGAACATTTACAACGACTGAACCCACTCAAGGTTCTATACGAATTAACCCTAATATTATGACCGGTCTTTATACAAAATTTAGAGACTTGGGTACCGACTACGAATTTCCTGCCGAGCCTCGCGATTTCAATGAAGTCAAGGACCAGGGGTTCAGTTCGGCAGCAACCCTCGCCCTATTTGCCAAAGGTCCGCAAGATCAATTCCTCATGTCCGATAGCCCAGTCGCGTCTCAATGGAATCCTTCATTCAGACAACATACAAATTCAATCATGTTTCACCGAATCACGACATTTCCTGGACCCAATCCCACCTATCAGGGACAGGTGGTTACGGTCATTCTGTATCCGAATCAACTCGGGGACCTCTTGTCAAACATGTATCTCCGTGTGAACCTTCCAACCGGTGTGAACCTTGCGCCAAACATTGGCAGATCTTTGATTAAGCAAATTGATTTTATAGTAAATGAAACAATCGTAGAGACCCTCTATGACGATTGGTACATTATCCGCGATCAAATGCTGCTCGATGCAGATGAACAGTACACTATGAATCAGACCATGAATGGAGTCAATTCTGAACTCATAATTCCGCTTGAATTCTTTTTTTGCAGAAGACATTCTGTAAATAATACGGGGCGTGAACGGCTCAGACGCCCGTACTTTCCGGCGTGTGCAATGACAAAACAGCTCATCTACGTCCGGTTCACGTTCCAGCCTTACACATGGTGGACGGATTCACCAACCCCCGTAGATATATCAAACCCTGTAATCATAACAGAAGAGATACTTCTTGAAAACAATGAGCGTTTGTACTACAGAAACACTCCGCTCAGATACATTGTGAATGACATAAAAAAGGATGGAATACTTACATTTAATAGTAATCAGCCTATAATCAGTCTAACAGCCGCGTTCCCGGTTCAGACTCTCATGTGGTTCTTTCGAAATAAAAATTATGAAAATGTAAATAATCAAAATTATTACGACTCCAGATATAACTATGGATACACGACACAATACATTCACACGGCAGTGCCTCTGAGCTTTCCTTCCGGGAATACAAATTTTGTAGATGTGATCACGTCCGCAAAGATTACATTGAATAATATTGACGTGACGAGCGTTCTTCCGGGAGGGTTGTACTTTGGATTCAAACAGCCCATGGACCACTCTTTATCGATACCTTCAAAGAATATCTACTCGTACTCCTTTGGGCTTACACCAAAGGAGTACAACCAGGGTGGGTATCTTAATTTCGCAAAACTCAACTCGCAGACGACAACACTGACCCTCGTATTTAACCCAACGTACCTTGCACAGGTTGAACAGGGATACAATTTGTATGTATTTTACTATGGCTACAACTTTCTTCAATTTCAGGGAGGGTTTGCGGGTCTCCCTTTCTCGTCTTAAGCATGTAGTTGACTATACCGTTCTGTATGACCCACTTGAGGAAATTGAGCTGAGCAACCGTTGTGGTAAGTCCCTCAAACTCGATACGCTCCGTGCGGCAGAAGGGGTCAAAGAGTTTCTTCGAGTACCCGTCAAGGCTCGACTTGTAAGCGACATGGACCGTAAACATCTTGCCGTTCGGGCCCATGTAAGTCACATGCTTATTCTTTGCATAATTTGTTACAAACCACTCAATTTGGCGAAGAGAGACGCCGTTGCGGTGATTGAGAATATCTTTTAGCTTTTCATTATTTTCAGGAATTGCAAAAAACTTTGTAAGACTTGAAAGAAGAATTGTTGATTTACTCATTAATAGAATTGAGAATCAATCTTTTAAGTC